CAAAGTAATGGTCTGCATCTCGTCTGCCATTCTCAGATGCTTTGACTTGAGCAGCTTTTCTATTGAAGATACCACGTTCACCTGACTTAGACTCATATAATGATGTCCATTCTCTCATAAATGTACCCATCTCAGGCTTCCCCTTAAATGCAACAGAGTTATTAGCCAATGATCTTTGACCTTCATTCTCCCACCACTGACCTGACTTAGCATGTCTCATTTGGTCATCGCCTAAGTTAGACAATGATATAAGAGCAGAACGTCTAACCCCACCTACAACTACAACTTCGCCAATCTTGCACATCAAGTCGTGACACTCAATAGGAAACAATCGTCTGCCTTTAGCACCCTTGAATTTATCTATACAAAATCTGAATAACTCTTCCAGTGGTGCAGGTCCTGATGCTCTACCACCAAATGTCTTGAGCCTTGCACCTGCTGGTCTAACTTCAGATGTATCCCAAGTTGGTATCTGCCCTGCGTACAGCATAGCAATCAACTCACGTAATGCTTTTGACCAACCCGGTCTGCTATCTCCTACTTTAATTATAGTAGAAGAGTTCTCAAAGTGTTCATTAACTACAGGTAGCTTGTCAACATTCTCTCTTTCAACAGAGAAACCTACACCTGTGCCACACATAAGTATATACATACATTCATCAAATGAACGTGGACTATCCACAGGTATGTAGCTACAGTTGTAACCACCCACATGACATCTATCTAACGCAGGTCCTGAAGTCATTAAGGCTCTCATACTAGGCATAATACCTAGAGACATTATTTGGTCTGTCAATTTCTCTTTAAGAGCTTTTGTAATAGTATAAGAATGATTATTTTTAAGATGGTTGCTCATATAGTCAAAGTACCTATCTACAGTCTCACTCCAATTCTCTCTGCGTTGTTCGTCTTCTTTCCATCTTGCATAGCGAGAGAGTGCTATGAAGTTCTGATAATCAGTTGGTAAGTAATTTCGTATCATTTATGTCTCCTGTAAAGTTCTAATATTTTTTATTTTAACACCACCTATATCATATATAAATTCTGTCATACTTGTCTCTAATTCCTCTGCTACATTTTGATCGGCAGGTATAGGATATTCTTCTTCGTCTACATGTAAAGTTAACATCATTTTAACTTTTATCATCATAGACCTCAATTAATTTATTGAGATACCATTGTGCTTTTTTTAAATCTTCAACACCATTCTTGTACCTGTATCTCCATAGGTACTTAACTATGTTACCTTGTAGGTAATAATCAAACCCATTAGTTAACATAGCTTCTAGAGCATCAATAGTCTCAATGCCTGCTTTATTGTAATGCTCAGGACTATTAACCATATCCTTTTTAGCTTCCTCGTTCATTCTTCTTGCCATATATTCACCATACCTTTCCATTATGCTTTCCCTTTAGTTTCTGTAGTAAACGATAGGTGTACTATATTATCTTCTCCGTGGACAATGTCAACCTTTTTATTATCATAATCAGGCGTATATTCATCTTTTTCATTAACAAATTCTTCTAGTCTATCAACTAAGTCATAATCTTGTTCCATTAAAGCCACAGTACTAGCTGTAAGCTGACATAAATGTAGTAAGTCATTCCTAGATTCTGTGTCCATAGGGTTATTACGTGATGTCAATATATTGACTTCTACTTGTCCTGTCCATTTATTGTCTTTTGTTAAGTTAGGTTGTAGTTCTATGTAACAACACTCAGGTCTTCTCTCAAACATATTTTTTATCATTCTATTATCTCCTTATTTTTGTACCTAAAAACTTTATGAATTTAGGGTGCTTGTTTTTTCCTTTTTCTTTTAACCAATCTTCAGGTATGATTCTGTCATAGTATCTAAAACCATGTTTTATACACCATTCCCCATAGGTTGATTTTGCTCCTTTACTTAATTTACTTCTACTATTAGTGAAAACAAACCTAATGTCAAGACTTGGTTGTTGTTTTTTTATACATAGGTGCTTTTTTCTATCTGCTGTTAGAAATCTACCTTTAGTTTCTATTATTATACCATTTTTTAAAATAAAATCAGGGGTATAGGTGCGATAAGTCAAGTCTTCCCACTCTATTTTAAGGCTTTCATACTCATACTTATGCTTTAGTAGGGTAAGATACTCTGCTATCTTATGCTCTAATCCACTCCTATACCCATATTTTATTGCTTCTCTTCTTATTTTATGAGGAGACATTTAACTCTACATAGTTTACAACTTTAGGAAACTGTGCTTTAGACATTACAGAGGGTAGCTGTTGCAGATTATCCCAACAGGATTCTTTATATGAACAAAAGCTACAGTTAACTCCTAATATTTTATTACCTGTAGGCTTACCTCTAAATGTTTCTTCAATAGGCTCAAAGCAACGAGCAAACTTATTTTCGTTTACTGTCTCTACTGTTGCTTTGATCTTTCTCATTTCTTCTTCTTCATTAGCATTACTAGCTGATACATATTTAAATGCACCATTAGCTTTGTTGACTACCCACCAACCACCAATTTTTTTCTTGGCAGCTTTTGCGTAACCAACTAACTGACTAACATAACCAAATGCATCTCCTTCTCTCAGAGTTTCATAGTCAACAAACTTGTTGTCGTATGACCAACCTGAAGCTGACTTAACATCATCAACTGCACCATCTAGAACTAAGTCGTAAGTACCTGCTATTTTGGTATCTCCCAAGTCTAGGGTCACGTTTTCAGGTTCTTCATACTTAACTCCTGCACCTTTTAGTAAACCTTTAAATACTGCTTCAACAATATCTCCTAACATCATGTTCATCATAAAGTTATTTGGTTTACTAGATGCTTCTTCAGGCTTGTTTTTATCAAACCACAGTTGACAGGTAGGTCTGCCTAAGTTGGACATACGCAATCGGAAGTCACCTCGTTTGACTCCCCCACCAAACTGCTTCCTAAGTGCTTCCTTTACATCGTTACCTACTTGTTCAATTACTTCCTCAGACATAGTAGATTTACCATTTATAGCATCCGTCATATATTGATGCACTAGCAGTTCAGCAGGGTGATTCATTAGGCTGCTCCTTCTTCTAATTCAACATCAATAAACTGCTCAACAGTTTCAATGTCTTCTTGAGAGGATTCTTTCTGATTAGCATAAGCCTTCTCATCCCAATCCTTGTATATATAGTCGTTAAAGTTTTTAACCCAATCCATAAAATCAGAAAAAAGTTTTTGATCTTCACTACTTATATCTAAGGATTTAGTCATGTCTAACTTAGCTACAGGTGTATAGAAAGAACTACCATTTGGTAAAGGATTTTCCTCTGTCTTGTCAAAATAAATACTATGCTGTATAGGTAGTCTCTGCTTCTTTGTGAACTCAGTAAACTGCTCTCCTACTGTCTTATAAGCATCCTTATTATCTATCTCCCATATAAAAGGAAGTGGTTCTAAAGAGACATCATCTCCGTTTGAATCCTTTGCACCTATTAGTTGAACAGTACCAAACACAACTCTAACTCTTTTAATCTGTCGTATTAAGTCCTGCATGTCAGATGGCAATGCCTTAAAGTCCTTTACATAACCTGTAGGTTTACCACAGTTAAACTTACCTGTATTATCTTTTAAATCCATATTAAGGCTGTCTGCCATAATAGTTCTTTGATAAGTTCCTTTTGGTTCACCCTGCTTGGCATTGGTATTAGCTACATATCTTCTATACATAAAGCGTTGCATAAAAGGTCTGACTGACATCTCATTAGCATAATAAAATGTAGACTTGTCTCCGTCTAGTACTTCTAGACGATATGATCCACCTTCTATTATCTCAGTCTTTTTATTCTTACCATTAACTTCTTCATAACCCATTAATGGTGAGTGCCATATTCTTAACCTATTAAGATTGTTACTCTTTTTAGGTGTAGTAGTACCTTCTCCTGCAATACCCATAGCTTTAGCCATAGCATTGTAGTTATTAGTATCTATTGTCATTATTTCTGTCATTAAATTTCCTTTCTGTTTACATAAGTTCCGTAGTTATATCACGCAACATCTTTAGTGTCAAGCCAATTATCACCTATTTTTGCTTCAAGTAATAATGGCACATTAAACTCAATCTTAAACTGCCTTTCAATGATACTTTGCAGATCACCATTAAGTTTCTTAATTATATATAAAACCTGATCTACTTCTTCAGGATGTATATCAACTACTACAGAATCATGCACAGAATTAACTATACAAGACTTGTGTGTAGATAGCAAGTTCTCCATGTGTATTAGCACTAAGGGAACTATATCAGCAGTAGCAAATGACTGTACAGGATAATTCTTTATCTGTGTAAAGTGACTAACAGTGCCGTTTCTTCTTCGTTCTACATCAGGGAAAGCAAACTGTCTACCTGATGGTGTAGTAATCATTCGTTTATCTAGAGCTTCTTTAGCCAATCTGGTGTGCCATAGCTTGATACCTTGGTACTTTTCCGTGAACTGCTCATAATATTTTGCTTCAGCAGTCGTTCTCCCAAATCCTGTTGCTCCATAGAGGGGTGCAAAGGTATGAGCTTTTGCTTCTTGCCTAGTAGTCTTCTGACCTGATTCCGTAATGACAGAAGCAGTGTATGCATGTACATCAAATCCATCTTCAATCTCCTTCATTGCTGTTTTATCTTGTGATAGGAAAGCGGCTGCCCTAAACTCTAATTGAGCAAAGTCAGCTTCAAGTATCTTTCCCCCTTTCCATCTTGATACAAATACCCTCTTGACAGGGAATGTACCACCTCTAGGCATATTCTGCATATTAGGGTCTGCACCACTAAATCTGCCTGTAGAAGTTCTGTGTTGTAATAATCTAACATGTAGTTTCTTGTCAGGTTTTACATATATATTTATACCCTCTACAAAAGAGGACAGGTAAGTATCTAATGCTGATACTCTTTGTAGATCAGTTAAGAAGTTATAAGCATCCTGTCTATTTGTATTCCTAGCTGATCTCTGTAGTATTGCTAACATATTTTTATTAACACTAAAACCATTAGCAGTAACCCACTTAGCAGTTGGTGGATTGAACTTAAAACCTGCTACATTATTAGATGGTTTAAATATATAACCACTACCCTCACATTTATCACACTTAGGCTGATTAATATAGGGTGTACCATCTTTCTTTATCTTTCTAAGCCTGCCTGTTCCATAACAATGAGAGCATCTAACTGCTGTAGTTTTATACACTATGTCTGAATGTTCATTTATTTTACGTACTAAGTCTGACTTATTCATGTAAGGATGAAAGTGATTCAACCATGTTGTTTTTTCTTTAGGCTTACGACTATATATAACCCAAGACATTTGCTCAGGACTATTTAAATTAATAGATGTGTCACCCATTAGGTTAGATACTTGTAAACGAAGTCTCTTCTCTGTCTCAATCTTTTCTTTCTCAAACTCAGAACGAACTTCTTCTAGCTTACTTAGATTAACAGCAAAACCTCGTGAGTATATCTTAGCTAATACTATAGATACACTATTACTGAGTACTACTGTTTCCATTAAACCACTATATTCTACAGTGTTTAGTTTTCTGTATAGTTCATCAGATAGTTGCTGTGTAGCATGTAAGTCTGCTGAAAGATACTCAGACAATTCTTCAGGTGGTATCTCGTCAACTCCCATGTCTTTCTTAAAGTATTCCTTCAGTGTGTCCTGTTTCTTTGTATCTAGGTCATATCTTTCTGCACATGCTTCTAGTGAAAGAGGTTTCTTTATACCTCTCTGTAATACATACTCTGCTAACATAGTGTCAAACACACTACCTTCATACTTGAACCCACATTCCCACAACCACATTAGGTCGTAAGATATATTGTGACCAATAAGTATTGTAGCTTTATCTAGTAGTTCTTGTACTCCATCAAAGTTATCTCTGAATAGATACTCCTTACCTGTATCCGTTAGACAACCCACCATAACTAATTTGTTGGTAGGCTCAAAAGGATCAAGGTGCATCTTGCCATCTCGCTTAGTGACTGTATTTTCTACGTCTAGTGTTAATTTCATTGTTTATACTCCTTTAATACATAATTATCTATGAAGTGTTGTATATCAGCTTTATGTCTGTACCATCTGTTCTTATACAGATTTCTCCAATTATCATGCAGTAGTGTGACTACAAACTTACCATTAACTAATACAGTACCACTCTCATAATCTTCTACATCAAGACCTGCTTCAATTAACTTTATTAGTTTTTTAAGTCTATTAACTTCTCTTTGAGAGGAATTAGAGTACTGTAGCTTATGATAATTTCTTTGATCACATTCCTTAGCAAGAATCTGTTCTTGGTGTAACTCCTGCATCAGATCAGGTATGTCTTTCTTAGTATACATACTTTCTGCTTTCTCTATCTTAGCTCTATGTTCATCTAAGTACCTTGTGGAATTAGTTAATCTTCTTGTTTCATCAGCAAATGCTCCAAGTCCAGTATTACAGTGATGGCATATCCAACCTCTAAAGGTATTGGTTTCATGGCAATGATCTAGTACCCAATTCTTCATTCTCATCTGACCATACTTAGCTATTTCCTCTATATCTCTCTCGCATATAGGGCAACAGTAGTCTTCACTAGGGTATTCATTTTCACTCCTTAACTTTTTAATTACAGCCTTGTGACCATTCTTACATGACTTACAGGTTCTCTTTATCTCACCTGATTTCATTGCAATAAACTGTGTTACAGGTTGCTCTATGTCACACTTGATACACGTTAAATATTTTGTCATAACTCATACCTTCCTATTTTATAGTTGAGTGTGCATATTCTAGAACCATGCCACCCTGTTAGTTTATTCTTTACCACATTTAAATGTCTTTGTAAATCTTCTTCTTCTTCAGGACTCTCCTGTTTAGGTGGATTCTTAGCAATCAATATCATCAGATCAGCTTCCGCTGCTTTTCCTGTACGACTACCTTCCATCATAGCTTGATTGAGTATAACCTTACCTTCTGCTTCAGCATTTAACTGCGACATGTAAAACACGGCACACTCATGTTGCTTGGCAATCATACGAGCATGTATAGCATTTGCTTTAAGTGCTTCATCAGGTCTTGAGAACCCACCTGATCTAGAGAACTTATCTCCCATATCAAGTACGAGTACGTCAGGTTTGTATGTTTTACACACACTCTCTACCCATGCCATGTCACGATCAGAAGCATCTTTTATTTTTACTTTATCTCTGATAGGTGCATAGGAATCTCTAGCCTTACTAGGGTTTGCCTTAATCTCTTGCATAGTCATACCTGTACAAGCAGTCAAGTATCTTGCACCAACTCTGTGATACCCTTCTTCGTTACACAACACAATACAGTTTGCACCCTGATGTGCCAAACCTTCAGGTCCTGCTATCATGCTTGCATGGAAAGATGTCTTACCTGTATTAGGTCTAGCACCTATCTCAATCAAGTGTCCTGCATTAACTCCACTAATCTGTCTAGTTAGACAGGGTATATTGAAATGCCATCTAGCTTCTAAATCATTCTTAGCTAGAAGTGTCTCTATGGATATATCATCCCACTCTATATTTAAGTCAGGTGTAAAGTCATCATTATGTTGCTCAATCAAACGTCTCAAGGGTTCAAGGCTTGACTGTGTTCCATTAACATACTCAAATCCTAAGTTAGCAACATCCTCTCCTACTACCTGTTGAAATAACTTTGATAACACTTCTTGTGCAACATCACCACCTAGAGGTGTCTCTTTTTTTACCTGAGCAAACAGAGAAGAGTATGCCTGTTTCTGTGCAGTCGTTAGTGTAGGGTTATTAGACATAAACAATGCTTCAATCTCGTCAGGTGTTAGTGTCCTTTCATACCTATCCATTGCTGTGTCTATTGCGTTCTTTATTTTACGAGCATCCTTACTGAATAGTCTGTCAGGACATTTTGCTCCTCTGTGTTCTGAATAAAATTCTTTATCCATTAAACTTCTTAATAGTGCTAGTTCCATATTATATCTCCTTTGGGGTTAGGTTCATTAAATTTATTATATCTACGTCATTCTTATATTTCAAATCATCTGTTAACTTCAGTACGTAAACATTCTTTACGTATGCTTTTAACTCTTTAGCAAAAGATAGTGTCTTAGGTAATGCATCAGGGTCTAGTGCTATAATAGCTGTTGAGAATCGTGTCATATACTCTTTATGAGCTTCAGATAATGATGTACCTAACACAGCTACCCCAACATATGCACCACTACCTACAACTGAAGCACTGACACAATCCTCAACAACAACTGCGACACTACCACAACCATGTATAAAAGGCAAGTCACTTTTTCCATATCTTTTCCATTTAGGTAATCGGTTGGTGACAGACCTGCCTACTGCATCTAGGATAGTACCATTGTGTGTGACAGGGAATACGACACGTTTTTCTTTTACATCATAGTATAAGTCTAGTGTGTCAATATCTAAATCCCATAGTTCACAGAAGTCCATGACCTCTCTTCTATATCTATGAGGTACAATATAGTCAGGCAATACAAAGTCTACTTCAGCTTGTTGTACACTAGTCTTTTTAATATCATCTACAGAGAGACGTACTTTACTGTTGCCACTTATATCACAGGTTACTTTGTAACAGTTCCACAGTATACTACCCATATTATTTGTTACAGTAAATGTTTTATAACCATTACAAGATGGACAGTTTAATCTTCGTGTCTCTCCGTTAGATATATCTAAGTCTTTTACGTATTCTTTTATGTTGTTCATAGTATGTACCTCTGGGCAATGACAATGCCTTGTAGCATGGATTTAAACATCCGTCAAACTTTTTCTTAAATTTAATGCAAGATTAGCACTAGCTAGTGTATTTTTCATATATGGCTTGACACTCTGAGGATTAGTATGCCCTGTGACTGCCATAATATTACCCATAGAAACACCTGCATCAACCATCTCTGTTGTACCTGTTCTTCTTAGATCAGACAGACGTAACTCCACAGGAAGTCCTGCATCATTCATTATGTCTCTAGCTAGTTTAGGTAGCCTATGTTTAGAATAAGGCTTGTAGACCCCATTAGAAGGCTTTGTACAGGGTGCTACATACTCTTGAAACCCATAGTCTTGTTTCTGCTGAGTAAGCATCTCGCATAGTGGCTCTGATATAGGTAGAAACACTTCTGCCCTACGTTTAGATTGTTCTATGTGCATTTTATTTTTATCCAATTCTAGGTTCTCCCATTTTATTACTCGCATATCTCCAAGTCTCTGACACCACTCATATGCCATCTGTGCAATCAAACCTATATTTCTTGTATGAAAGTCTTGATAGGCATAATCAAGGAATGTGCAGACATTCTCTTTTGTCCACACTACCTTTCTTGCTACAGGTGTCTTTCTCTTGATGCTCGTGAAAGGATTAATATGATAATGCTCCATGTGTATAGCAAAGTTATATATAACCCTTGCAACAGACATCACATGATTAGCTAAGTGTATACCTCTTTCACACCACATCTCATATGATACCTTTGCCATTTTAGTAGTGATATCAGAAATCTTGATACTGCCTAAAACTTGTGCATTATCCGTTTTTGTATCAGATAACACACTCAGAAAGTATTGATATTGTACTTTAGTTTCTTGACGTAAGTTCTTGAAATCAAAGGATAAATAATACTTATCTATTAAGTTTGATAACTTCATCTTAGGCTGCCATCAGAGATTTAAATTCAGGTGATGATACCCATTGTGATACCTTCTGCTCTCTTGCCCACATAGATTGTGCAACAGTATCCTTACCTGTGTTTCGTAGTGTGAAACCATTTCTCTCATCTGCATAAGATGCATAGTTTGTGAAGGCAGAGTATAATGCAAACACATTCTTACCTCTCTTAGAGATTTCTACACAAGCTAACTCGTACATCTTCTTAGCTAACTTCTCTGACTTGATTATCTTCTCAAGTAAAGTCTTACCATCTACGTTGAGTGGTGTATCAGCCATTGACTGTAGATATCTTTGTCTAGCATCAAAAGTACTCTTAGAGTTCTTGAGTTCTCGTATAAAAGTCTCTATGTCAAAGCCTGATGTATTCTTCTTACGTACTGTGTCGTATTCTCCTGTAATCTGACCATTAGTACAGTAAGTATCTATAGCACCAAAGTGTACTTGATTAGAACATGAGCCATCAATAGCATGTAAGCCTATAATTCTCTCATTGATAACTGTCTGATGTTTAGCTGTAGTTATTGTATGTGATACATTAGGCAATGTGATGTCTACTAGTGACCAAGCATTATTTCTAGCACTTCTTAGTTTAACCTCTGCACCATATAAATCTTTGAAGTCACGATTGTCTTGTATAACATCTTCCATAGCATCAAAAAATGCAGGGTGTGATGCACACTTAAAGCCACTACCTACAATGCCCATGTACTCGCCTGTGTCTTCTCTGACTACATACTTGTGGTCTCTCATCTTAGTAGGCTCATAAGCTACCTTGAAGTCTAATTTTTCATCTAATTTAATTAATTTGTCTTGTACTATATCTAATGGCATAGTTATTCTCCTTTTCTACTGTTGTAGCTTAACAACTTGTTAAACTGATTTATAATTGTGTTGTATAAGATATTGAGACAGAAGTCAAGTCTTATATACATAAGACCCACTCCATCTTGTATAGTGCCCATGCTCACACTCAACTGTAGCACCTACTATACTAGCAAGTTGAAACTCCATTCCATCTAGCTTACATATCTGTTCGTAATCTAGTGGTACTTTTTCATCTGTGTTAGCATTGATGCTACGTAAGTCCTCAAGCATATCTAGTATCTGTTTTGCTTGATGTTTAGTTAAGTTTAGTATCTTATTTATTTCTTTTGTTTTCTTTTTAGTCATGTTACACCTCCAATGCTATATAAATACATAATGCTATTATTAATAGTTTACCATAGTCAAGGTCATACTTAGTACCCTCGCCATATTTTTTATTGAAATCTTTCTCAAAGAAATCTTGTATTCTATGCCACATTTTATACCTCCCTTTCTACTTCTTCTATTTGATTACACAATATAGTAATTACTTCTGTGTTGTATTGTACACAACCATCATTACCTGTCAATACCATAAGTGCCTTACGTATTTCTTCTAGCTTGGTTCTCTCAGGTGATTTGTATATATGAGTACCCTCAGTTAAATTTATTGTAGCCATTCTTATTCTCCTTTCTTTGCATCTATGTATACTCTCATGTGTGTTGATTCAGCTTTGCTCTGACCAAAGTATGTAGCACCTGTACCTCTTAACTCAGGCTTGATGTGTTGTCCACGTACTCGCATCTTATACGACTTCTTATTGAGATACTTCTTCATAGTATCAACAAACTCTTGACCATCAGTATCATTAGGTATCTCGCTGAAAGCATAGCCACACCCTTTAGGTAATTCTCTTAAGTTATTTACCCTAGTATCCCACAAGTCTTTCCAAAACTCAGCTTTACTTACCTCGTTCTGATACCTTTCCTTCCATACATCACAGTTATCCCACATGACTTGGTAGGCTTCCTTAGACACTACAGTTTCATCATGCTCAAGTTGTTGGACAAGACGTTGGTTTTCTAACTCAAGTTCCTTTATCTTTTTCCTATATATTTTGTCGTTCTTTTCAACAACATCGTCATAGAACTTTGCTTGTTCTTTTATCTTACCTTCTTGTGTATCAGTCCTAACATCTTCTTCATTCTGTTTAACAAATGCTCTGACCATGTGTTGAAAGTCCATGTGTGAAATAGGTATATCTCTACCCTCTGCTTCTGAATAGTATGTCTTATAATTTAAGTCATACATATCATCTGCTAATTTACCTGTGCTTGTTGTTGCTCCCAACATCTGTACTACTCTGTGTATCTTCATGCTACTTCTCCTGTCATCCATTGTGGTTTATTTGTATACTTATACCTTGCAAATCTAGACTTGTCAACTATATAAAACTTTCTGTATGCTTCTATAGGAAAGTTCTCATCTGTCTTCAAATCATCATGCCCACTAAAACATTGTGGGTGTGGTGTCATATAGTTCTTCCAATCAGGCACAAACTTTTTGCCTTCCCACAAGGCTTGAAAATGTTTTATTGCACCATGTATTTTATTGTATCTTCTAGTGTACTCACTCAACATACAGTCATACAAACGGAAAGCAAATATGTAGTTCAACCTATTGTCCATTGCCCATAGTGTGCAAGGATGCTTCTGATGTACTGGTTTGTATAAGTTATGTTCCTCTGCATAGTCAGGTGCATGATGCCATAGTGCAGTACATAGCATCTGTGCTTCTTCTAGTGGCATCTTAACTACGTGTTGGTCACATAGAGATGATGCTATCTCTTGTGGTGTTTGTTCTATAATAAATCTATTCATTCTCTGTCTCCTCGTGTAGTTTGCAGTATAAATCTAAACCAACGTCATATCCTCGCTTATAGTAATGGTGGGATTGTTCCTCATCTCGTGTGCCATCTATGTAAGCATCTAGAAGACCTTGTGTATACTTTTCTATAATCTTATGCTTTTTTATATGTCTCTCAAGTTCTATTAAGTTCATTTCTTACCCCTTTCAATATCCCATCTGTAAAATATGTGGTCATCTATTCTTGTTACATATGTCTTAGTATCTGCCCAACTAGGATTAACATAGTGTGCATGGTAATGTGTAGCACCCTCAACAAGGTCATCTAGGTGTCCATTATATACACCATTAGCAATGTGCATTGCATCTCTCCATGCCTTATGTTCTTTAGGCTTGTCACTCTTGCCATCACAGTACCAACTAAATTGACACCTATTCTTGATAGGAAAGTCAGGTTTCCATTTGTACGTATCACCTTGTTTAACTACGTCACATACTGTGTTGGGATATCGTGTATCTCTTACCCTATTCATTACAACTTGTGCAACTGCCACTTGCCCTACGTAACTTTGATTCTTAGCTTCGTGGTACACATTGAGTGCTAGGCATATCATTGATTCCAATAACATTAGTATATCTCCTCTCCATTCTCACTCATTATAAATAAGAACCCACCACTATTACCCTCAGGGTCAGAACTTACTGCTATCTTAACGTCTTCATACTTAGGTTTAGTTAGTGTGAACTCAGGAAATCCTTCTGCATCTATACCTAAGAATTTTTTTATTCTAAATCCTTCTAACTGCTTGTAATATCTGTCTTTAAATTCTCCCATTATACATTCTCCTTTTTAAATACTTTATTCCAAGTTTCTTCAATCTCATCATCAAGATTACCACCCTCAATAAATTCTAGTTGGTCTCTGACATACTGCATACGACATTGTTCAAGTGTCCAAAAGTCTGTTGCTACTTCTTCAAAGAACAACACAGGTTGAAGTTCTTCCTTGCTCATATTTATTGCTTGGTAATATAATATATTAACCAATGCTTTTTTATATCGTGTCTCGTTTGTCATACTAACTCCTTGTTATTGTTATACATTTCATGCCATGTCTCATCTAACTGTATGCCCTTGAGTATATGTGCAATCACATCAACTGTCCACCCATTACCAATCATCTTATATCGCTGACTATTGGATACATGGTTGGTGTAGTTGTCAGGTAATGTCTGCAATCTCTCACACTCTAGAGGTGTCAGCTTTCGCCACATATCTTTTGATACTACCACATTATCTTTCTGCACAGTAGTAAGACAGTTAGACTTGTCATCATCTCGTACCTCTAGTTGCCTAGTGAAGGGCAAGTCTAGTTGGTCATCTTTCCTAGTACCATGCTCGTCTAGTCTACGATTAACAATCCTACCAATAGCAACCTTTGGTTCTCTGTGTCCACCTTGCATGGTAGTAAGAGTAGGTGCTTTACCTTCTTGTGCATACACTCGCTTGATACTGTCGTGTCCTTTGAGGTCAGCAGTACCAACCCTAATCAATCCATCTTTAGACATGGTAGGGTTATCTTTCAGTACCATAGTACGTTGCTTACGTTCAATACTATTCCACCATACTGCACCATTGTACCTAGCAGTAAGACAATGAGACTTACCATCTTGGCTAGTCATCTCATCAGTAGCATAGCCATCTTCCAAGATGTCTTGCATAGTGATACCCTTGTCAATCATGTCATCAATAGGCATCTGCTTGTATGTGCCATCAGCTTGTAGCTTACCAAACCAATATAGTCTGTACCTATTCTGACCACTAAGCCACTTAGAGTTTCTAGCTTGTGGCTCAAACCCCATGTACTCTGATATCACATCTTGTGATTTCTTAGCCATACGTACATTCTCTAGCAGTACATACTTAGGCTTGACCACCTTGAGTATATCCACAAAGTTGAAGAACAACTTACTACGTGGGTCATCAAACTGAAGCTGATGTCCTGCAAAAGAAAATCCCTGACATGGCGAACCACCCATCATTAGGTCTATGTTCCAACATGATATCTCATATGGGTCTAGGTCTGTAACATCTCCTAGCTGAAAGGTATTAGGAAAGTTAGCTTGTGTAACCTTAATAGCATAAGGGTCAATCTCTGATGCAAAGTAGCAGTTATCCTTGCCATCAAAGGTAATACCTAGCTTTTGTAGGGCAACTTGACCACCACTACAACCATCAAATAAACTTAGTGTATTCATAATCTTATCTCCTATATATAAACTTTAGGGTTACCATTCTCTGTAGAATCCAAGAGAATCCAACCTGTCCAATCTCGTTGTATTTCTTTCCACTCTTTAGGTTTGTATTGGTTGTCATCATGTCTTTGATGCATAAAGTAATCATCATCATATGGATTATATTTTACTCTATCCCAATCAAGGTGTAGCCTACCCTTTACGTAAGGTATAGCATTACCCTTGTAGATGTAACCTACTGCGAAGGCATGGACATTCTTCTTGCCTTGCTCACGTACTTTCTTTTGTCCACCTTTACGTACAACAAATTTAGCACCATCATCTAAAACAAGGTCACTCATATGGTCTATCACTAGACCACTCTTGCAATCTTGTATGCTCCAAGTCTTCTTGTGTAAGTTCCAATATACTCTAACTTTCTGCATCTTATACTCCTATGTAACATGAGAGGAATAGCATAGCTACCCCACTCAAGATTAATATTACTAGTGCATCATTACGATTATGCATAAACTTTATCCTGCATAACTTGTTTACTTTTACGTTGCAGCTTCCGAGTAATCTTCCAATCTTTATTGTAAGTCTTGGTAGGCTTCTTCTTTACTGCAATCTTCTGAAAATTATTTGTGTTTCTCATAACATTACTCCTCTGTAAAAAATGCTTGTCTATATCGTATGGTATTCTCAACAATAGATATAGCTTGATTAATTAGATTAAGATTGTAGGGGTATATGCCCTCTGTAATTAATACTTTTTTGTTACGTTCTTGGCTATCTTTTACTTGTAACAGTAGTGATAACAGTTCTCTATTCTTTTCCATTAGTCTTTCCCTTCTAATATTATATCATCTAAGTGATTCTTTAAGTCTACTAGTTTATCCATATCCCACACATCTCTAATGAGATACTTAGTTCGCATGGTATTAGTTTCATGCTCATCAATGACAACTAAAGAGTTATATTCATTATCATTGTGTTCATCTTGATTATATTGATAGCCTTCGCCCATCTCTTCTTTAGTTTTCCAATGTATCATTCTTCTTCTCCAAAAGTATCGTTCCATTCTTGTGGTGTAATACCACTTAGTAGGAACTCTCGTTGTTCTGCATTTAAATTAGGGAAAGCATCTTGTATAAGTACATCACCTACAGTTTCATACATGTCTAGATGTTCTTGAGTTATAGGTAACTCCATTGTGTTTATCTTCCTAGTGATTGCTGATTGTCTAGTTACTTGTATCATGTTTAATCTCCCTGATTTGGTTTAACAAGTTGTGAAGCTGTTTCTTGCTCATACCAACTGATTGCTCCACCTCTAATCATGCTAGTATATTCTATACCATATCCACTACCTGCTAACAAGTTATCCTTGTCTATTAAGTGTTTGTGCATATGCTCTACCTTATCCCAATTATCATATAGTTTTTTACATAGATAGTCAAACTGCTCATCTTCTAATACATTCTTATCACACTCATAGTATAAGAAAGAACTCATAAGATAGATAGGTACTAATCTATTTAAGGATACGTTACTTAATTCCATGTATACGTCTCCATGCTACCCATGTTATAGCTTGCATCTCATAGGCTTTTAGGGGTTGTCCATTCACTATGACTTGCTTACCTGCATCAACATAGGCTTGTTGTAACATAATATATTCTTTCTTGCCTACGTTTACTTTAGGTGTAGTCAAGCCTTCACGTTCTGCATAGTATATATTCCTAGCATGACCATCAACAGTACACGTATCATATCCCATAATATTTTGATAGAACGAGGTAATCTTTTGACCATTAAGAATGAAAGCAACATCATCTTTTCTAGGCATCTGACCTAGTATATGCCAAGCCTTCTCCTTCATCTTGTGATACGTTGATACCTTGATGCTATCAATACCATCTCCATTTATGTATGCACCAATCAACTCGTCTGCATTGACTACGTTACGTTCCCACTTGTTGTTAGGTGATAATGCTGACACAACACCTACGACAATATGTATAGGTACTTTGTGTTTGATGGCAATCTTTCTGCAATCAAGATAGGCTCTGCGATACCATGTAACACCATCTTTGATCTCATCAGTTGTTGCCAAGTTGTATACGGCTAGTATATTTTGTACTGACATATAAATCTCCATGTCGTTAGAGTTAAAGTAAGTAGGCAGTTTAACGTATGAGATGCCTAGCTCCTCCTCTAGTTGTATAGCTTCACAAGTTGTTAAGCTACTTTCTTTTGTATTAGAGCAGACTTGATAGCAACGTACCAATTTTGTGCTACTCTAGGCTTACCATTCCTATTATAGGCATGGAAAGATGAATACTTATTACCCCAATTAAATCTAATCAAGGCTTCACCTGATTTACCACCATCACCCTTGCGAACAAACCAACCCTTTTCGATTATAGATTTGTTCCTAAAGATAACAGGCTTATGACCATCAATATATCTTAACTTTAATAAAGTCAAGGCTATCTTAATTGGTGTGATACCACCTTTAATTGTAGTACCTTTTTTAACGTCTTCAAAATTTATAATAAGCAATTTAGATTCTCCTATTGTTTAGTTGTTATTATGTATAGACCATACCACATGATTTATACTTTGTCAAATGAGGTATTATAGTCGCATGATGGCATAAATTGAACCACATAAACCTAATACACCCATAGTAAAGATAGCTAACATTAGTAGTCCTGCACTATACATAATGTCATTACCTAATACGACTACTGCCACCACAGATACGATTAACAGTACGATTGCTCCTAGTTTTTCAGTCATACTTCTTCTCCTATATCCCAAGACATACACACTTGTGTTTCTGCCCACCTTTTAGCTTCTTCCATAGTCCTAAATACTTTCGCTTTGTGTGTATGAATTGGTGGTGGCTGATACTGACCAATACTTTCACATATTAAATCTCGGCGTATATATACCCCAACAGACGATGAAAACTCATGTGTTGAATGTCTATTGTGATGCGTAATCTCAACTTCTGCATCTGATACATTAGTACCCCTATAGACTTCTTTTATGTTTTGTCCACCACATGATAGGTAGGGAACAGTCTTGACTAACTCTAATTGTAACATTTTAGTTCTCCTTGTTGAACAGTTTAACAACTTGTGAAGCTGAATTTAGTTTACTTGCTCTCTCTTTACCCTTAGCAATAAGTCTACTAAGAGCATTGACGTTCTTTTCCTTCTGCTTTTGTTTATTATACTCACGTAGGTTGCTTACATCATTCAATGCACCCCCACGACTAGCTATAATATACATATCCTTGAAGCTCTCTCTATCTGCATGTAGATGCATACTACCACTATGCGATTGTATGCCATGACTGATAGGAACTAGACTTCCATTCTCAAAACCTTTCTTCATGTAATCTCCTTCTAAAATCTTGGTTTAATATACTTAATAGTAAAGTATTTGTCAACTAGGTGCTTAAAGTACATTTCACAATGACCAACAGAATAGAAATACTTGTTTATATTAGCTAGTGCATCTTCCCTCGTATCAAATGGGTGAGGGTTATCCTGCAACATATTGTTTCTAAAAAACTGATACTCTTGAGTATGATTATTAATTATGTAGTACATTTTAGCTCCTTATAGTTTAACAACTTGTTAAGCTGAATTGCTCGGTAAGTTGTTCTCTCATTATGTATATACTATAACACAAGTAATTTATTATGTCAAATCAAGGACTTAGCCAACACCTCAGCAGCTTACACCCCAACCACCACCACTTGAGTTTGGGGTGCAGTTAACAACTTGTGAAGCTACCCCCACCACCTACCACCAACATTAGCTTGCAGGCATTGTAATTTGCACGGAAGAACGACTACCACCACCACCACCACTAGGATAGTAGGATAGTAATTTTTAAAAAAAATATACTTTTTTCTAGGCAAAAAAATACCCTAGCCAAAATTAATTGACTAGGGTTTGGGGTTTGGTTTAACAACTTGTTAAGCTGTTTTTAGTTTTAACTCTTCAACTTTTTCAATATTAATATTATTATCAATTTCTAATTTCATGGCAAATTCATAAAACTTATCCATTGTAATATTATTTTTTGCCATAAGATTGTAAAGATTTGAGTATGCTAGTTGCATAGTTTCAGCTTGAATTTCAGCTTGCGTTTTAACAGTTTCAACAGTATCAGTTTCAACAGTTGTATCTTCAGGCTTTTCTTCAGGCTTTTTAATTTCAGGTGATTTATAATCAAAAAACTTTTTCATATAGCTATTTAAATAAACTGTTGAATTATCAAACAAATCACGAATTTGTTTTTTACCCTTGTATTCAGTATTAGTTGCAAGAAAAAATCTAATTTCATCTTTCTTTTCATTATCAACTTTTAACATTTTACCTTTTTCATTCGCATATTTTGGTAAAGATAACAATTCGTAATTAGTGTCTTTTAAAGTCTTGTTAGCTAATTCACCTTTATCATTTTTTGGTAACGCTTGCATATCATCACAATCTAAAAACCATTGCTCAATGTTAGAACATAAAGATTTAGATAATTTGATATCAAAATTATTTGAAGCCGTAAAGTAAGACTTTGAGAACGTGCCGTTTACATATTGATTTTTCATAATAGTTTTTCCTAAAAGTAAAAGTTGAATTGCTTAATTGCCGTTCAACAATTATCAAATTAAACTATTTTGAGAATATGTCAAACAAAAAAATAAAATAATTTAGGGTCAGCTTAACAAGTTGTTAATCTGCAAGGGTTTAAGATATGTTTTTAATGTAAAAATTTTTAAAAGGCGTTCAACTGGTTTTCATTTTATGGGGTATATATTTTGAAATAAGCATACGATATCCATTTCATTTACTTTTCAAATATCATTACATCAAAACATTATCAATTAAACAACTGATACCATAACAGTTAATCAGTTTAACAAGTTGTTAAGCTATATTTGGATATTTAAACTTTTTTTTGCGTATATATAGTATTATTTTATTTGAAATCAGGGTTTTAGCCTTATATTATCGGATTTGATCGCATGGGTACGCCACTGCCACTACCCCCGGTACGGTACGTATGCATGGAGAAATACACAGATCAGGTATTTTAAGTGTTAACCACAAGAATAACTGTCTTAGCAACTAGCATGAGCATAGCCTATGTACACATTTTGGGTGGTGACATAATAAATGTCTTGACAACCTTTTATTATTCCGGTATAATTAAGTATAACTTAAAACACATTGTATATGTAACATAGTAAATGTTAATTATTATAATATAAAAAAACATATAAATGATACATATTAAATGTATCTTATCATATATCCTTAACCCTCCGTACAAATAACTAGAATTGACTTGACAATGAAGAAAAAATCAGTAAAACTATATACAGATAACGTGCTAGAATCATTCTACCATGCTGTAGCAACTAATACGTTAGATAAATTGCATATTCCTCACAGTGATGTCTATTACGTGAGGGCAGCAGTAGAAGCACATTACGGCAAACCATTTACTCTGAAGCATGTAGAGACTGCTATGAAGGCAGAAGGATGGAGGGATACGTAATGTTTGAAGCATTTGTGCTTGTGTGCATGATCGGTAACTCCAATATATGTCACACACTAAAAGATTTGGAAGGTCCATACGAAACTAAACAGGAATGTATAGTACGTACCTATGAAATGGCTGCTGACCTCCCAGACTACATGCCTATGTTCCAAGCATTGAAGTATAAGTGCTTTGAAGATAAAGAATCAAATAAGATGAGAATAAATTATGGCAACAAAGACACGCAAAGGCACGATGAAGGGTCACACGATAAGTGGTGGTCAAAAACGACCCACTAAATCTGGTGCAGGAATGACTGCTAAGGGTGTTGCCAAGTACAGAAGAGATAATCCGGGTAGTAAACTTAAAACTGCTGTAACAGAAAAGAAACCAACAGGAAAAAGGGCAGCGAGACGTAAATCATTTTGTGCAAGAAGTGCAGGACAAATGAAAAAGTTTCCTAAAGCAGCTAAAAATCCTAATAGTCGCTTACGACAAGCTAGAAAAAGATGGAGATGTTAAATGGCATTAAAGAAAACAACACCTAGTCAGACAGGATTAAAGAAATTACCTACACCTGTGCGTAATAAGATGGGATATTTAAGTAGTGGGGGTGCACCTACTAAGAAAAAGCTAGATAAGAAGAAGAAAAACAAGGATATTACTGTCGTTAGCATAACTATAGGTAAGATTAAGAAGAAAAAGCCTAAAGTAACTAAAAAAGGAAAAGCATAATGGCTAATACAGCACAAGCAAAAGTTAAAGAGTTAGTAGGTTCTACTTTATATGGAACTATTAGACGAGATATGGTTAATCAAGTGTATAATCGTGGTGCAGAAACATCTACCCAAATAAAAGGCATGGATAAAGTTCCTAATAGTCTGTTGATAGATATGTATGACGAAATAGATGCTAATATGAAGAAGACAGGTGACGTAAAAGCTCCAGAGAAAGCTGGAGACAAAGAAAAGAAGTCTAAGGGTGGTTCAGTAACAAAGAACAGAATAGGTGGTAATGACTACCGTAAGGGTGGTTATGTGCTTAATACTGTAGACAATAGAAAGAACAAGAAATGAGTATAACGCAGTCTAATAAACGCAAGACACAAAAGAGACCTAGTCAGCTACAAACTAAACCTTCTCAGATAAGTAGTGGTAAATCTTTTATGACTGCTCTGAAAGCTGCTATAAGTAAAAAAGCTGCTACGTTTAAGTATAAAGACAAGCTGTATACAACAGCTACACTGAAGAATAAAATAAAGAAGAGTAATAATGGTACTAGTAAAACTTAAACCTAAGCCTAAAAGAAATTATCGTAAGGAGTATGACAACTACCACGGTAAGCCTGACCAAATAAAAAGAAGAGACAGTAGAAATGCTGCTCGTAACTTGCTCAAGAAAAAGGGTGTTGGTGTTACAGGTAAAGATGTTGCACATAAGAATGGCAACCCTAAAGACAATAGACCTTCTAATTTAAAGGTTGTATCTAAAACTAAGAATAGGTCTTATCCAAGAACTAAGACTGCTGGCAAAAAAAATAGGAGAGCATAATTATGAAAAAAGTAATGAAAGTTAAACCAAAGAAAATGAACATGGGTGGTTATGGAACTGCTACAAAGAAAACAAAGGTGACTAAACCTAAAGCCACTAAAATGATGGGTGGTGGTTACTCAATGAAGAAAAAGAAGTAGCCATGAAAGGTGTTAAACATTACCTAAAGGATGGAACGGTCTGGACTGGTGCTATGCACAAAATGAAAGATGGTTCTCTCCACACAGGTAAGACACACACTAAGTCTAGTAAGAAGTTACTACACTATGGTGATTTAAGTAAGACAGTATTAAAGAAGTTGAAAAATGGCGATAAAAACAAAAAGCAAAGTTAATGCAGCTGGGAATTACACCAAGCCTACATTACGTAAGAACATATTCAACCGTGTCAAAGCAGGTGGTAAGGGAGGTGCTCCCGGTCAATGGTCAGCTAGAAAAGCACAGATGGTTGCCAAAGCCTACAAAGCCAAGGGTGGTGGATATAGAGGATAATGGCAAAAAAGAAAAAGAAGGCAGACCCTAAAGTTGGCACAGGTAAAAAACCAAAAGGTAGTGACAGACGATTATACACGGATGAAAACCCTAAAGACACAGTTAGCATCAAGTTTGCCACGGTCGCAGATGCCAAAGACACCATTGCAAAAGTTAAAAGAATCAATAAACCATATGCGAGAAAGATACAAATACTTACTGTCCTTGAACAACGAGCCAAAGTATCTGGGAAGAGGGAGCAAGCAGCTCTCGCAAAAAGAGCAAAAGAACAATTAAAAAGGAAACACGAGAATGACAAAAGAAAAGTGTGATACTTGTGAGTGTTATGAATGTGATTGTGAAGAATGTACTTGTGAGTGCCACGAAGACAAGGTAGCAGAAAAAGGTAATGATTGAGTTTGTGTTAGTGTTTATGATGGGATTAAGAGTAGTAGACCAAACACAAACCTTTGAAGACATAGATAGATGCTTGTACTTTGCAGAGAGATTACACAAGCAACCATCAATACCACAGATGGAAGGAGCTAATCTACAGATAACAGCATACTGTAAACCTAGAAGGAAAAGATAATGTTAGCAGAACTCGCAGCAGCAAACGCAGCCTTCGGTGTAATCAAAAGTTTTATATCAAATGGTAAAGAGCTTTCAGGTTGTGCTAAACAAATATCAGATTTTGTATTCTCTAAAGAAGCAATAGAAAAAAACCTTAAAAAGAAAAAAGCCAAAGGCATAGGTGGTGCAGATTTAGAAGAGTTCATGGCTCTTGAGCAGATAAGAGAAAAAGAAGAAGAACTCAAGAAGATGATGATATATCTAGGTAGACCCGGATTGTGGCAAGATTGGCAACAGTTTCAAGCTGAAGCAAGAAAGTCTAGACGTTATCAAGAAAAGATGGCAAAGAAACGTCAAGAAGAGTTAATGGAATATGTAGGATATAGTATAGGTTTTATTATCATTATATTCTTTGCAGGATTAGCAGCTTGGTTTGTAGCTAAGTGGACAGGTAGATTATAACCCCATGTATAGGCATCTGCACGTTGCAAGAGAATGTCTGCATAGGATGCAACAGAACAATAGAAGAGATTAAGGAAGCATATGAAAGCACCACAAAGGTCACTAGCAAATTGGACAAGGCAGAAATGGAGAACTAAGAGTGGTAAACCTAGTACACAAGGGTCAAAAGCTACCGGTGAACGTTATCTACCTGAAAAAGCAATTAAGGCTCTTTCTTCCAAAGAATACGCCGCCACTTCGGCTGTTAAACGCAAAGCAACTAGAGCAGGTAAACAAGTGGCTAAACAACCCAAAAAGATTGCTAGAAAAACGGCGAGATTTAGATGAGAAAAGACAAATTGTACTTAAACTTGGCGAAGCCGCTGCTGAAGCTAGGAAACTATCTATTCAACAAGCACGTGAAAGCTCTAAGAGAAAAACAAGAAAAAGAAGGAATTAGGAGACTATAATGGAGAACATGGTTTTAGATGCATGGAATGACCTTAGTTATGGTGAGGGTGTTCTATTTACAGTATGGTTATTTATTTTGTACTATGGTAAAGTGTGGATTGATACTAAGTTTAAACATAAGGAGTGTACATGTTTACGGCGTTGATAGGACCTATAGCAAACTTAGCTAGTTCTTGGATGGACAGCAAGGTTGAGAAGGTCAAAGCTGATGGTCAAGCTAAAGTAGCACAAGCTAAAGCTAAAGCTGTTGTAGCAGAGAAAGTAGCGACAGGTGAAGTAGAATGGGAAAAAACAATGGCAGATGCAACCGATGGAAGTTGGAAAGACGAATTTGCCTTGATTGTTTTGTTATTACCTGCTATACTAGTGTTTGTACCTAGCATGACAGAATACGTAAGAGTAGGCTTTGAGGTATTAAATACACTTCCTGAGTGGTATCAGTATCTTTTATTTATAGCAATTAGTGCATCCTTTGGTATTAAAGGTGCAGGTCAGGCTATGAAAATCATGGGGAAGAAGTAATGGGTGATAGAAAAATGGAAGCAGCAGGAGCTGCCTTAATGGGTGCAGCAGGTGCAGCAAGTATATATTCGCTAGGTCCTAAAAATACTAAAACAAATAGAACACAAGAAAGAAGAAATAAACAAAATAAAAAAATAAATCAGAGCAAGGTAAAAGTAGACAAAGCTAAATTATCTTTTGCTAAAGAAGATTTAAAAAGATTGCAAAAAATAAAAAACTCTGACTTAAACAAGTCAAATATTAAAGTTAAGAACGAGTTAATTAAAAAACAAAAAGATATTATTAAAAAGGGAACTAGTAGTACCTTAAAGGACATAGCTAAGAAAATTGGTTTAAGAGCTATTCCGGGAGCAGGTGCTTTTATAACTGCTTTTTCTTCTAGTCCAGCAGGTAAAGGTTCTGACAATATAAAAGGTGCAAAACCATTTAACGGTAAGTCAAGGAAAACTAAATGAACTTAATTAAACTACAAGACGAAATATCAAACGATGAAGGTGTCAAGTATGAAACTTACAGATGTTCACTAGGACATTTAACTGGGGGTATAGGACACTTAATTACTGAATGGGATGAAGATATATATTCAGGACCTATAGGAACAAAGATACCAACTGAACAAGTAAATGATTGGTTTGCGAAAGACATAGAAACAACTATAAAAGATTGTAACCTATTATTTTCGCAATTTAATAATCTACCAGAAGATATACAACATGTATTAGCTAACATGTGTTTTCAATTAGGTAGACCGAGACTATCTAAGTTTAAGAACATGATTGCTGCCGTAGAAGACTTAGATTGGGCAAGTATGGCAGATGAGATGCAAGACAGTAATTGGTATCGTCAAACCCCTAACAGAGCACAACGTCTCATAGACCGTGTTGAAAAACAAATGATTAAGGAAATACCAGCATAATGAGTGAGTTAAAGTTTAAAAAAATTGGAGCAGGTATTTCAATTAAAGATAAAGATGGTAAAGGCTTTGGCTCAATAAAAAATAAACCTTCTGCTGATAAACTAGGAAATAAAGTTGAAATAAGAACTAATAAACCTATCCCACTATCTATTACAAAACAAATGCAAAATGAAAGAATAAAAAAAGGTTTACTGACAGAAGGACAAATAAAATTAGCAAAGAAAAATGAAAAAAATCCAGTACATAAACTTTCGGTAAAAAACATGACTGAAGCAAAAAAACTTGTAGCTAAGATATTAAAAGTGGGTGGTGGTAGCAGAGATGGTTCTGTAACTCAAATACAAGAAAAATTATTAATTAGAAAGAAGAAATTAAAATGAGTAAAGAACTAACAGAACGACAGCAAAAGTTTTTAGCTGTTTTATTTGATGAAGCAGGTGGGGATGTAGTAGCAGCTAAAAAGTTAGCAGGTTATGCAGATGGTACATCTACAAATGATATAGTTAAATCTATGAAAGATGAAATCATGGAAGCAACACAAATGTACATGAGTAGAAATGCACCTAAAGCTGCAATGGCTATGGTAGGTGGCTTATATGACCCTACTGAGTTAGGTCTCAAAGATAAGATGATGGCAGCTAAAGAATTACTAGATAGGACAGGTTTAGTTAAAACAGAGAAGATGCAAGTAGAAGCTACTGGTGGTGTCATGTTAATGCCTGCAAAGAAAACTGAAGACGAAGATGAATAGATCAGTAGGTAAATGGAAACTACCACAACCAACAGACCTAAAAGAAGACAATGAATGGACACAGATACCACGTATAGCTCGTACAGTGCCTTTTGGCTACGTACAGAGCTTGGAAGACCCTGACGTACTAGAACCTATACAAAACGAGTTAGACAAGCTAGAGATGGCTAGAAACTACGTTAAACAGTATTCATATAGAGAGGTAGCTAATTGGCTAACAAAACAAACGGATCGTTACATATCTCATGTAGGACTAAGAAAAAGATTACAGCATGAGCAATATCGTAAGAACAAAGCTAGAAGCCTACGCAAGTGGGCAGACTATGCCGAAAAAGCGATCAACACGATCAAAAAAATCGAAGAAGGTAGAACAGGAGCAAAAGCCTAGCATTAAGGTAGTAGATAAAGTTGAGACTATATCTATTGAAGAAAAAAATAATGTTATATTTAAACCTAATGCTGGACCTCAGACTGACTTCTTAGCCGCAGGCGAAAGAGAAGTTTTATATGGTGGATCAGCAGGTGGTGGCAAGTCTTATGCTATGCTTGCAGACCCACTACGTTACATGGGTCACCCTTCATTTAGTGGGTTGCTACTAAGACATACAACAGAAGAATTAAGAGAACTTATATATAAGTCGCAGGAAATATATCCACGTATTTGGTCTGGCATAAAATGGTCAGAACGAAAGATGCAATGGGTAGCACCATCTGGTGCAAGATTATGGATGTCTTATCTTGATAGAGATGATGACGTTTTAAGATATCAAGGTTTAGCTTTTAGTTGGATAGGCTTTGATGAATTAACGCAATGGGCAACTCCCTTTGCTTGGAATTATATGCGATCACGTTTACGTTCTACAGCACCTGACTTACCAATTTTTATGAGGGCAACAACAAACCCCGGAGGAAGAGGACATCATTGGGTAAAGAAGATGTTTATTGATCCATCACCATATGGACAAAAGTTTGATGCAACCGATATTGAAACAGGAGAAGCACTTAAATATCCAGCAGGACATGAAAAGGCTGGAAAATCATTATTCAAGAGGAGATTTATCCCTGCACGATTATCAGACAATCCTTATCTTGCAGAGCAAGGGGATTACGAAGCCATGCTCTTATCATTACCTGAACAGCAACGAAGGCAATTATTGGATGGCGATTGGGATATTAAGGAAGGTGCTGCTTTTACTGAGTTTGATAGGAGTATCCACACTGTTGAGCCTTTTCGGATACCTAATAATTGGGTTAAGTTTAGAGCTTGCGATTACGGTTATGGTAGTAAGTCTGGGGTTCTTTGGTTTGCTGTATCACCTGCTGAACAGCTTATTGTCTACAGAGAACTTTACGTTAGCAAAGTCCTTGCCACAGATTTGGCAGATATGATACTAGAAGCAGAAGCAGGGGATGGAAATATTAAGTATGGTGTGTTGGACAGTAGCCTTTGGCACAAACGTGGTGATACTGGTCCTTCTCTTGCAGAACAAATGATTATGAGAGGTTGTCGTTGGAGACCCTCAGACAGAAGTAAAGGCAGTCGTGTATCAGGAAAGAATGAGATACATAGACGTTTACAGGTAGATGAATACACGGAAGAACCAAGACTTGTGTTCTTTAATAATTGTACTAATATCACATCTCAATTACCTGCTTTACCTATCGACAAGAAAAATCCTGAAGATATAGATACTCATTCAGAAGATCACTTGTACGATGCGTTAAGATATGGTATAATGTCAAGACCTAGATTTAGTATATTTGACTATGATCCTATGGGTGTACCAAGTAGAAGTATGCCTGTAGCTGATGCAACCTTTGGATATTAATATGGCAGATGAAGATTTAAACATGGATACTGATGCAATAGCATTAGAAGATATAGAAGAAAATTCAGTAGAAAATGAACCCTCTACTGCAGCCTTAAATAATTATGTTATGGCTAAGTATAAAAAGTCAGACGATTATAGATATGAGGATGAACAGAGATGGGTTAGAGCCTACAGAAACTATAGAGGTTTATATGGACCTGATGTACAGTTTACTGAAGCAGAAAAATCAAGAGTATTTATTAAAGTAACTAAGACTAAGACATTAGCAGCCTATGGTCAGATTGTTGATGTTTTATTTGCAAACAATAAGTTTCCGTTAAGCGTTGATCCAACGGAATTACCAGAAGGAGTAGCAAAAGATGTTAACTTTGATCCTAAAGAACCTCAAGAACTTATGGGAAGCAATAATATGGAATCCCCTTATGGTTTCAAGGGAGATGGCAAAGACTTACCTAAAGGAGCTACTGCAAAGAGCTTGGAAGATATGCTTGGTCCTTTGGCAGATAACTTGTCAGATATTGAAACTCTTAAAGAAGGCGTTGGTAAAACTCCGTCAGCAATTACGTTTAGTCCTGCGATGGTTGCGGCAAAAAATATGGAAAAGAAAATCCACGACCAATTAGAAGAATCAAATGCTAATAAACATTTAAGAAACACAGCTTTTGAAATGGCACTATTTGGAACAGGCGTTATGAAAGGACCTTTTGCTTTTGATAAAGAGTATCCTAATTGGGATGAAGAAGGTGAATATAACCCTATATTTAAAACTGTGCCACAAATTAATCATGTATCTGTTTGGGATTTTTATCCTGACCCAGATGCTAATAATATAGATGAAGCACAGTATGTAATCCAAAGACATAAAATGTCTAGGTCAGAGCTACGAGCTTTAAAACGTAGACCTTACTTCAGAGAAGAAGTTATTAAAGATGCAATAGCTGAAGGAGAGAACTACGTTAAAAAGTATTGGGAAGATGATCTTAATGACTACAACCAAGATAGTGACGTAGATAGATTTGAAGTATTTGAATATTGGGGTATGATGGAGACAGAGCTTCTTATAGATCAAGAAGTAGATATACCAGACGATTTAAAAGATTACGATGAATTACAAGTTAATATATGGTGTTGTAACAACAGAGTTATACGTGCTGTCTTAAATCCATTTAAGCCTGCTAGAATACCTTACATGGCTTCTCCGTATGAGTTAAACCCATACTCTTTCTTTGGAGTAGGTGTTGCTGAGAATATGGATGATACACAGACATTAATGAATGGTTTTATGAGAATGGCTGTAGACAATGCTGTGTTATCAGGTAACTTGCTCATAGAAGTAGATGAAACCAATCTAGTTCCGGGTCAAGACTTATCAGTGTATCCGGGCAAGATATTCAGAAGACAGGGTGGTGCTCCGGGTCAAGCTATATTTGGTACAAAGTTTCCAAACGTGTCTGGCGAGAACCTACAGTTGTTTGATAAAGCTAGACAACTTGCTGATGAAAGCACAAGTATACCATCTTTTTCTCACGGTCAGACAGGTGTGTCAGGAGTAGGTAGAACTGCATCTGGTATATCAATGCTTATGAACGCAGCTAGTGGTAGTGTTAAAACGGTTATAAAAAATGTAGATGATTATTTACTTAAACCTTTAGGTGAAGGCTTGTTTAGATTTAATATGCAGTTTGACTTTGACCCTAAGATACGTGGTGACCTAGAAGTAAAAGCTAGAGGTACAGAAAGTCTAATGGCTAATGAAGTAAGAAGTCAAAGATTAATGTCTTTTTTACAAGTAGCATCTAGTCCTGTTCTTGCACCCTTTGCTAAATTTCAGTATGTTATCACAGAGATTGCTAAAGCATTAGACCTTGATCCAAATAAAGTAACAAATAATATGGATGAAGCAGCAGTGCAGGCAGAACTAATGAAACAGTTTCAAGGACCTCCACAGCAACAAGCACAACAACAACCCCAAGACCCACTAGACCCTACAGGAGCAGGTGGCAGTACCATAGGAACAGGGCAAGCTCCAGTTCCGGGAGAACAAGGATTTACAGGAGTACCTCAGCAAAGTGGACAAGCAAATACTCAGCCAACTGAAACCGTTGGTGAACAACCTACAGTTAATGAACAGCTTCAATGATTACATTGATGCATTAATTGAACAACAACATAAGGCTTTAGAGCAAACCGATAATGTTATTATGATGCATAGATGCCAAGGAGCTATTGCAACATTAAGACGAATGAAGTTATTAAGGGATTCCGTAAACAATGGCTAGTTCTACGCAGCAACAGTTTCAAAATGTTTTAAATAAAATGGAGCAGGATACTAAAGAAGGTATCACTAAAGACGAAGCATATACTGCTGCTTCTGTAGCTCCTATAACAGGAGATGCTATTGCAATTAAAGAATTACCAGATGATGTTAAACAGATAAAAACTTTATTTGAAGAAGGCTACAGAGAATCTGATTTTAAAAAACTAGGTATGGGTGCACTATATGCAACTGCTGTAACGGCAGGTCTTATACCTGTTGCAGGTGTAGTTGGAAGAACAGCTAAATCATTTTTAAAACCTGTAATTAAAAAAACATCAGATGAAATGTCTAATGTTTTTAAGACAGCTTCTGGAGACTCAAGTATGACACCTGCTCTTGCAGGCGATACTCCTACAATTAATAAATCTGTTGTTGATAAAGAACCTACTTCTTCTTCTGTTTTAAAAAAAGACGAGTATCAAGGAAAAAAAGTATACCATGCTACAGCTAAGAATTTTAAAGAATTTGGTTTTGTTTCAAAAAATGATGAAGCAGATATAGGCTTTCATGTAGGAACTCCTGTACAAGCAGAACGAAGAACTACAAAAAAGATAGGCGAAAGAACTTTACCTTTACAATTAAGGACTACACTTAAACCTGCAAGAATACCTGACCTAAGTTCTTTTAAAGAACCTAAACGATGGTTAGCTGAAATATCTGTAAATGGTAATGACAAAGACTTACTAAAATTTCTTATGCAAGACCCTAAAGATGCTAATTTAATATTAGATCAGGTTGAGAATAAGATACCTATAAAAATGAACAATACTACATACTATATGTTACCTGATGCTGAACGTATGGGTATGGATAAAAAATTGTGGAAAGACTTAGTTTTAGAAGCAGGCAGGGCAGTAAGAGTAGGCTTAGACACAACTAAAAATTATAATGACAGAAAAGAATGGTTTGAAACAATTAAAAGAGTAGCTAATAAAAATGGCTACGATTCCTATGTATATAAAAATGAATATGAAGTTGGCAGTGCTTCTCCTGACGATTTAGCAGTACAGATAAAAGAAGCGATGGCAGGTAAACGTGATCCCAAGACTATTGATGTCGGCAAGCAGTCAGACAGTTATATGTTATTAGAAGAAGATCAAGCAAAGGGTGTGTTTGGTACAAAGACAAAAGGCGATCCTGATTTTATGAAAAATAAGGGTGGACTATTATTAGCAAAAGGTGGAGTAACTATGAATAATCAAATGGAAATGTTTGACGAGGGTGGTCTTAAAGACGAAGGTGGTACAGTTGATCCTGTATCAGGTAATGATGTTCCTCCGGGTTCTACACAAGAAGAAGTTAGAGATGATATACCTGCACAACTAAGTGAGGGAGAATTTGTGTTTCCTGCTGATGTGGTTCGTTTTATTGGCTTAGAGAAACTAATGCAAATGAGACAGAAAGCTAAAATGGGTCTACAGAAGATGGAAGACATGGGTCAGATGGGCAATTCAGAAGAAGCGACTATACCTGATAATTTACCTTTTGACATAAATGATCTTGACACAGAAGAAGAAGAGCAGTATAATAGTGAAACTACTGAAATGGCACAAGGGGGTGTTGTTAAGGCTGCTACAGGAACACTTGTGAATACAGCACCTAATACATTTACACAACAGTCACAGTTTGCTAATCAGCAACTACCTACAACTAATACATATACAGCACCTACTATACCTACACCTACAGCAGCACCTGTCGGTGGTTATACACCTCAATTCTCAGGTCAAACAGGTCAGTCAGGACAAACAGTTATACCTACGTTTCAAAACTTACTAGGTAATACCGATGGCAGATATGACGAGCTACGTGAATACAGAAGTGAGTCAGGTATGATATTAAAGATACCTTTTGTTAATGGTGCTCCTATTTATCCTATACCTGAAGGCTATACATATGTAGACCCTGAAGAAGTTGTAGAAGAAGCACCTACTGTTGAATCTGCTACACCAACTACTACTAAGGTAGCTGAACAAGATGACAGTGGAAACAATGATAGACAAAGAGAAGACAAAGAAAATATGGACAACTTTGGTGTTACTAATCCTACAGTTATATCGTTAGGTGGTAATATTATAGAATCCGGTAGAAATAAAGGCAGAGTTGAAAAAAGTATGGAATTTAGCATAAATAAAACTATGCCTGAAGGTGTTATTCCGGGAACAATGGCTATTGCATCATCTGTAAAAGATGCAATCGTTAATGTAGTTACAGGAAAGTATGACGAAAAAGCAAATTTTACACTAACACCAAAAGGACATCCAAATGTTAAGATTGGTATTTCAGGAAAAGAATTAAACGATATAATACAAATACCTGATCCTAGAGATAAAACAGGTAAAGGAACTAAGCCTAGTATAACTAATCCAAAAGTTAGAAAGTTTTTAGAAACTAGAGTAAAAGATGCTATTGAACAACAAGTAGCTCCTGATGGTTTTTCTTTAAGTGATATGCAAAAAATACAAGAAGGATTAAAAGGTAAGGGAACATTAACTCCTATGAAAAATACAACAGCTGCTATAACTACAGATGAAGGAAATATAATTGCTCCAGAAGATAACTACGTAGGTTCTACAGGACAGTTAGGTGGTGGACAAGGAATAGGACCTTCTACAGGAGCAGGAAGCACTTCTTTTGGTGAGTCTGAAAATAATAACAGTTCTAGTCAAAGTGGTGATACAGGATTTGGTGGTGGATACGGTGCTACATACAAAGGCTCATTGATAACACGAAAACAACCATCTAAGAAAAAACCTAAGAAGATGAAGCGAGGTGGATTAGCTTCACGTTAATAATCCACAATTAAAGGCTACTTATCCCCCAACATAATGGCTACGATAACCCCAAGGAGAAGAAATATGGCTGAACAAGCTACAAACGAAATGGTGCAAGATGCTACACCTAAAAAAGCAATGTTTATGAATAGACCTTATTCTCAAGAAGAAAGAGTAAAGCGAGATGAAGAAGAACTTGCAAGGCTCGTTGAGGAGCAAAAAGGTGAAGGCGAGGTTGCTGAAAAGAAAACAGAAGAAGAAGAAACACCGACTACTGCTGAAGAAAGAACTTTTAAAAAACGATATGGCGATTTACGTAGACATACCCAAGAGAAAGAAAAACAGTTCCAAAAACAGTTAGATGACTTAAAGGAACAGCTAGGCAAGGCTACTAAGAAAGAAATGAAGTTGCCTAAGTCGGATGAGGACATAGAAGCATGGGCAACAGAATATCCTGATGTAGCCAAGATTGTTGAGACTATTGCTATGAAGAAAGCAAGAGAGCAATCGGCAGACATAGAAAGTAGGCTACAGAAAATAGATGAGATGTCTATTGAAGCTAAGAAAGATAAAGCTGAAGTAGAATTAATGAAGATTCACCCTGACTTTAATGATATTAGAGACAGTGATGAGTTTCACGATTGGGCAGATGAACAGCCTAAATGGGTACAGGATGCACTATATGAAAACGACAATGATGCAAGGTCAGCAGCAAGAGCTATTGACTTGTACAAATCAGATAAAGGAATCGGTAAGGAAGTTAAGACAAAGAGTGATAAGGGTGCTGCTATGGAAGTTGGCACGAAATCTGCGAGAACTAAAGTTGATGCTACGGAGTCAAATAAAAAGATACTTGAATCTGCTGTTCAAAAAATGTCTGCTCAACAGTATGAAAAACAAGCTGACACAATAATGGAAGCTATAAGGTCAGGCAACTTTGTGTATGATGTATCTGGTTCGGCTAGATAGGAGTAGACAATGACAGCACACTCAAAAATGTATGTACCCAAGAAGGATGAGGAGTATATATCACCCTTTGGTCCTTCAATGGGTTACATGAAACTAAGTCCTGCCTTTGTTAAGAAGATGAATACCTTAATGAAGATGGAGTTAAAAGACTTTTCTGACCAATTAGTTGGTAAGGTTACACAAGAGTTAGCCTTTAATAAAGAGATTGAAACTCTGTGGATGAAAGAAGTATCAGCTTTTATAGCTAGATTTCATTCGTATTCAGAGCAAAGAAACTCTTTTGGTGTTAAAAACTTAGATGCTAATAAGTATACTTATGGTATCAAGATAAACTCAGGATGGTTTGTTAGACAATACGAGCACGAGTACAACCCTATTCACTTACATATAGGTTCTAGTATGTCGTGTGTTGGTTATCTAGCACTACCTGAAGGCATAGAAAAAGAATGGGAAGAGGATTATAAAGACCATCATCCTGCGAATGGACACATACAGTTTGTTCATGGTACATCATCAGGTTACAATAATACAAACTTTATGGTTAAGCCACAAGTAGGAGACTTTTATATATTCCCTTCTGATCTATTTCACTGCGTATATCCGTTTAAAACAAAGGGAGAACGCAGGTCTTTTAGTGTAAACTTTAATTTTTTAGAGATGATTAAAGATAAAGATAAAAAGAATGTTGACAAATAGTTATTTTTAAGTATAACTATATGTAACTAGAGGTATAACATAACCCCATATTTGGATACTTATGTTATACTAAAATACCCACTTTAGAGATTACCCAATTATATGAGCCTACAATGGACTCGCTATCCTACGTACAACCTCAACTATGAATGGTCCTTATAAAGTAAAATGACTAAATTATAGTACACTTATGTGTACATTTGTTAAATGTTTAAGGAGATTAAAATGGCATTTGCATCAGCAGGTGGTTATGGTAACCTTCCTAACGGTAATTTTAGTCCTATTATTTACAGCAAACAGGTACAACTTGCGTTTCGTAAGGGTTCTGTAGTCGATGCAATCACTAATAATGATTACTTCGGTGAAATTGCTAATATGGGCGATTCCGTTAAGGTTATTAAAGAACCAGAAATAACAGTCAAGGAATATTCAAGAGGAACTACAATAACTCCTCAAGATCTTGACGATGAAGAATTTTCACTTACTATTGACAAAGCTAACTACTTTGCCTTTAAAGTGGATGATATTGAAGAAGCTCATTCTCATATTAACTTTCAACAGTTAGCATCAGATAGAGCAGCTTATAGACTAGCCGACCAATTTGACCAAGATGTACTTGGTTATATGTCAGGTTACAAGCAGAGTACATTGCATAGTGCAGCCGATACAGCTAATACTACAACTAACGGTAGTGTTGCAGTTTCAACTGCTGGTACTGATGAACTACTAAGTTCTATGCAACTAGATGCTGCTACCTTTGCTGGTACAGCAGCCGATGCTATTGCTATTCAGCCAAGAATGCCGGGTGCAACTGATGCAACTCCTGCCGCAGGTGATACATTCCCATTAACTCTAATAGCTAGAATGTCTAGACTAATGGACCAACAGAATGTTGACACTAATGGTAGATGGTTGGTATTAGACCCTGTATTTATTGAAGTACTAAAAGACGAAGATTCAAGATTATTCCAATCCGATTGGGGTGGGTCTGGACTTCAGAATGGTTTAGTAATGAATAACTTGCATGGGTTTAAGATATATCAGTCAAATAATCTTCCAAGTTTAGGAACAGGACCTGCAACAACAGGTACTAATAGTTCTACAAACTTTGGTGTTATTGTAGCTGGTCACTCATCTTCAGTAGCTACTGCCGAGCAAATCAACAAGACAGAGACTTATAGAGACCCTGATTCTTTTGCTGATATTGTTCGTGGTATGCATTTGTATGGCAGAAAGATTCTTCGACCTGAAGCAATCTGTACTGCAATATACCACTTAGCATAGGGAGATTGATTAATGGCAACCGTAAACTTAACTATACCTGCTAGAGGAAATCACCCTAGAGGTAGAAAACCATACATGATTCAGAATACTATTGATTTAGCTGTAGCTACTACATCTAAAGGTACTGCACTAGCTTCTAGTGACGTATATCAATGTCTGAATATTCCTGCTGAATCTGTGATTCTTCACGCAGGTATGGAAGTGACAGAAGCATTAACAGGTACATCAAGCGATGTGGGATACGACTTAGGTATCACAGGTGGCGATGTTGACAACTTTGTTGATGGTTTTGATGCAGATGGTGCTGCGGCAGGTGCTTATGCTCCTACTCCAGCAGCTTATGCTCCTGTAATTGTTGGAGCAGCAGATACTCTAGATATACTTGTGGCAGCTCAGACTGGAACTACATTAACTGGAAAGATAAGAGTGTTCGCAACTCTTATGGACATCAGTGATGCAGGTGACATGGCAGCTAATGAAGTTGATAGAGACACTTTAGCTTAACTTATATATGAGAGAGCAGGGCAACTTGCTCTTTCATTTTACTTAGGAATTATTATGGCAGAAACTTACCTAACACTTACAAATAAAGTAATAGCAAGGTTGAATGAGGTTGCATTAACTTCAGCGACCTTTTCTAATGCTAGGGGTATACAAGTTCAATGTCAAAACGCAATTAATGAGTCTATTAGATTTATTAACCAACGAGAGTTTAACTACCCATTTAACCATGCTACTGCTACTCAGACACTGACAGCAGGTGTGGTTAGATATAGTTTACCTGCTTCTACTAAGACAGTAGATTACAATACATTTAGAATAGTCAAAGACAGTTCTTTAGGTAATGGTGGATATAAATTAGGACTACTTGATTATAATGACTACATAAACAGAGTTATAAATCAAGAAGATGAAATAGAAACAACAACAACTAGTACAACACACACAGATAGTGTTACAACAATAACTGTTTCAAGTACATCAGGATTTGATAGTGCAGGTACAATAGTTATAGGTAATGAAACAATTACTTATACAGGAGTAACTAGTACTACATTTACAGGTTGTACAAGAGGTGCTAGTAGCACAACTGCTGCTTCAATAGCTAGTGGTGTAACAGTAGCACAGTTTGATAGAGGGGGTGTTCCTGAATACGTAGTAAGAACACCTGATAATAACTATTTATTATATCCCTATCCAAATAAATCATATGCAATAAAGTTTGACTACTACACATTCCCTAGTGACTTATCAGCACACGGAGACACAACAACTATACCTGATAGATTTGCACCTGTAATAATAGATGGTGCTACAGCATTTGTATATCAGTATAGAGGTGAGACACAAC